ATGGCCACTATCGAGCAGCGCCCCAACGGGGCATGGCGGACCAAGATCCGCCGAAAAGGATATCCGACTCTCTCCGCGACCTTCGACACCAAGGCCGAGGCCCAGCGCTGGGCGGCCGAGATCGAAGGCGACATGTCGCGCGCCAGGTTCGTCGACATGCGCGAGGCGGAGAGCACGACCTTGGAAGAGGCCCTTGATCGCTACTCCCGCGAGGTGACTTCGGCCAAGAAGGGCGCCAAGCAGGAGATGACCCGCATCGCCAAATGGAAGAAGCACAAGCTGGCGAAGAAGGGTCTGGCCGCGATCCGGTCAAGCGATATGGCTGCGTATAGGGATTATGAGCTCAAGGAAGGGAAGTCCACCGCGACGGTCAAGCTCGACCTGGCGGTGATCAGCCACCTTTATACAGTGGCCATCAAGGACTGGGGTATTGAGGGGCTGAGCAACCCGGTGGCTCGGCTGAGAATGCCGAAGGGGGCGAAGTCGCGCGATCGGCGGCCGACTGCCCAGGAACTGAAGGATGTGATCAAGGCTGCTGGCGATATCCACGCAGAGATGCCGGCGATCATAGGTATTGCGGTAGAGACGGCGATGCGCCGTAGCGAACTGCTGACCCTCCGGCGCGAGAACGTCAAAGCGAAGCACGTGATCCTTGAAGACACAAAGAACGGTACCCGCCGACTGGTTCCGCTGTCTGTCCGTGCGCGCAACCTGCTCGAGTCGCTGCCGGCGCGACTGGATGGCAAAGTCTTTTCTCTGGTACCGCACTCGGTCAGCCAGTACTTCACCCGGGCATGCCGGGCGGCCAACGTTGAAGACCTGCACTTCCATGACCTTCGCCATGAAGGGACGTCGAGGCTCTTTGAAAAAGGGCTGTCGATGATGGAGGTCAGCACGATCACGGGGCACAAGTCCTTGAGCATGCTCAAGCGCTATACACATCTGTGCCCCGATACCCTGGCTGACAAGCTCGGCTAGCGGACGCTGGCCAAGGTCGGCGGTGCCTGGCGCTTCCGGCCTGGCTTCGCTGGCGTGTGCAGTCCGCTCTCGCACTCCTGCAAAAACTGACGCACCGTGCTGACCCGCCAGCAGATCCGACTGCCCTGTTTGAAGAACGGCGGCAGCCAGGATGCCCCGGCCTGCCTGGCACTTCGGATGGCTGACTCGGACCGGCCGAGGAGCTTGGCCAGTTCGGGGATGTGGATGATTTCTGGTTCCATGTAGGGCTCCTGCCGCACCCGGCGGCATCAGTAGGATGCGACGATCTTTTTGCGCTGCTCGTGCAGCTCGTTCTCTTTGGCCAACTGCGCCTCGCGGTCAGCGAGCCACTTCCTGGCTTTGTCTTGCGCGGCTTTGGCGCTGGTGAAGAGCTTCGGCCTCGGGTGCTTCACGCCTTTGCTGTCCACGCAGAACAGTCCTTTGCGCACGATGGTGACCTCCCTGACGGCGAAGTCCTCGCCCAGGGTGTAGGCCTTGAATGGGGTGGTCATCGGTTATCCTCAGGCCGTGAATTTGTGCCCGACCTTCGCCGCCCTGGCGGCTTCCTCGGTGCGGAACATGATTTCTTTGGTGCCGGGGTGGCCCTCGGCTTCGAACTCAACCGATACCCACCAGTGGCCGAACTTGCGGTACGGCTCGCCGAGGATCTTCGTCACGTAGCAGTCGATCAGGTTCATGGGTTACTCCTCGGTCAGTCCCAGTCGTGGCTGACGCCTGGCTTGATTGGTGGTATGCACTGGAGAGAGCCAAGCTCCAGCAGGGTGAAATGGCCATCCATCCAGCCGGCGGTGTCGATGTGGAAAACATTGCCGAGCACGGCCGGCTGCCGCAGCGGGGTATGGCCGACCACGGCGGCGCTGATGCCGGCCACTGGTTCGATGTTGCCGCCAGTGATTCGGCTGCGGGACCACTGAGCGACCGCCTGAACATGATCAACCTCAGCTGGCGACCCGGTTTCTATGCTCATCTTGAAGTCGGGCCAGCGTCCGTATGGCACGTCGGCGTGAACGATGCCGATAATCCCGTGCGCGGTTTCCACTTCAATTGCCAGCGGCATGGCCTCCAGTGCTACCACGACCTCGGCTCGCTCATCCTGCGATAGCGCGTAGAACCAAGTGCCTCCGTTGCAGAAGTGCAGGTCGGTATTGTCTTCGCGGAAGGCCGACACGGTCATTTCCTCGTGGTTGCCGCGCACCGCGTGAAACCACGGACGCTCAAGCCATTCAAGGGCGGCGAGGCTGTCTGGCCCGCGGTCAACCAGATCGCCGACACTGAATAGCCGGTCAACCTCGGGATTGAAGCCTGCTGCGTCCAGGGCAGACTGCAGCCGGGTGAAGTGCCCATGGATGTCGCCGACCGCGAAATCGCGGCCATCCGTGTTTGCGGCGAAGCGCCTGATGCGCACCACCTCAATGTTTTCTAGCATGCAGGATCCTCGCCCGCGCATGTCGGCGGGCTTGAGTAGTCGGGGGAGGGGGGGTTAGGCTCGCGCTTCGAACAATTCGATCTGCGCTGCTGGGGTGTCGCGAATGGTGATGGCCTCGGCGATTCGCTGCTGTGCAGTACCGAAGTGTGCCTCGTCCTGCTCGATGCCGATGAAGCGCCGGTCCAGTTGAATGCAGGCAACGCCGGTTGTGCCGCTGCCCATGGTGTTGTCGAGCACCACCTGGCCCTGGTTGGTGTAGGTGGCGATCAGAAACCGCATCCAGTTGACCGGCTTCTGGGTCGGGTGAAAATTGGCCGTCTGTTTGTCGCTCGAGAAGAATTGCACAGAGCGCGGGTATCGGTCCGTGGAGTCGTACTCGGTGAGCGACAGGGCCTTGCCGTAGCACTCCGAGTTAACTGTCTTCCGTTTCGCCGTGCGCCGTTCATGGCCGGTGGTCATCTGCGGGTTATACACCGGCTGGCGCCGATAGAAGACTTGAGCGCTTTCGTGCGCTCGTAACGGCTGCTTCTTCGCGTTGAGGAAGCCGGTGGCGTTGCCTTTCTCCCAGATCCATTCGTAGCGGTAGTCGCGGGGGTTGCTGGCGACCACCAGCGAGCTGAACGGCTGCGCCGCGCAAAGGACAATAGCCGCCTCAGGCTTGGCGATTCTCAAGTACTGCTCCCAGAGGGGGGCGAAGGGGATCACTACGTCCCAGGCGCACTGAGTGGTGCCGTAGGGCAAGTCAGCCAGAACCAGGTCGACGCTGGCGTCTGGGATCGACCTCATCACCTGCAGGCAGTCGCCGTGGTAAAGGTTGACCTCGCTCATCGCGGCCCCCTGTAGATCAGGTAGGCCATGTAGGCGAGGGCGATCATAGAAGGTGTCCTCCGGCTTCGAGCAGGCTGTCTCGGTCGGCGCGAAGACGATTGAGCTCCTTGCTCAGCGCCTCGTTCTCGGCTTTGAGTTGGTCATAGGCCTCGGCCATCACGACATCCGGGCCGTGCGGGTCGTAGCTGATGCGGTTTCCCGCCTCGGAAAGCATCTTGACGGCTTTGTAACGGTGAACTTCGGTCATTGCAGTAGCTCCTTCGGCACCTGGACGGTATCGCCGAGCTTGGCTTTGACCAAGCCCCGGCAGAAGGCAATTAGCGCTGTCGGGCCGTAGCACCAGAACCCGGTCCTGCCCGGTCCAGAGCTATAGCGAAAGTTTGCATCAGCCAGATGTGCCTCGTAGTGGAGGCCGCCGTGATGCTTGTCTACCAGCGGACCGCCCTGGCTCCAGTCGATCGATGGCGAGTAAATTGAGCGGATGCTTTCGACCAGCTTGATGCCGCCGCGATCGTGAACTTTCACCAGCTCCCGGCCATACCGCCAGCTCGTCTCGACGCCCTCGACTTGCGCCACTGCCCAATCCAGCGCCGCGCCGACCAGGTTGGATACCCTCACTTCGATCAGGTCGGTCATGGCTGCACCGCCTGCCAGAATGGCCCCTTGTTGGTCACCAGGCCCTTTCGCTTCAGGCGCTGACATGCCTTGCTGATCTCTTCGCGAGATTCGCGGATAGCGCCGCGCATGGCGTGGGCAGTTGAGCCCTCAATGCCAATCAAGTGCCCTAGAACTCGCTCATCTGTCCCGCCGACGAGCATGCCCTGGCCAAACTTGGCAGCCACTGTTGCCACTGCCAAGCGCAGTGCGTTCATCCGGGCTCCGGGTTCGTCTGCATGCGACACCTCACTTTGCTTAAAGCCGACATACGGCACATGGGCTGTTGCGCGAGCGAGGTGGTGCAAGCAGCAGATGTCCATCCTGAGCTTTGCGATGATGAGCATCGTCTGCCGGTCATCCTGCATCGGCAGCCAAACCTCGCGGCCTGTATCGGGGTCGTCGTAGTAGAAGGCGTCGCTGCCGCGCCGGTACTCCAGCTCGAAGCCCATGGCTTTGGCCGACAGCTTGATGATGTCGTCTTCTTTCACAGCTCATACCTCTCATCAATCCAGCGCCCAGGCGCCAGAGCGGGTGTAGGGGTGGTGGGCAATTGCTCGTTTTTCCACATGGAAGTAGGCGCAGAAGCCCGTGATTTCTGGCTTTCGCTGCTGGTGGGCAAATTCAACTGGCTGTCGGGGATGCAGCTGATGCCGACCCCATTGAGCAGGTAGCAGGTGACGCCGCGCTGGCTGTCGTGTTGCACGTCGATGACGTTCTCGGTTGCGCTGGCGCCGGTGGCCAGCAGCAGGAGGCAGAGGGCGAGGCGGGTCATTAATAGTCATCCCAGTTCAGTTCTTTGATGAAGTCGCCACCCGAGCACAGTCGCTCGTCTGCAATTGCGTCTACGCCATTGAGATCTTCCAGAGCAGTCTTGGCACGCTCCATGGCGAGCTGGGCGTGTCCGAGCTGGCGCCGCTTCCTCACTTTGTAGGAATGAAGGGCCTTCGCTTTATCCGGGTACGCAAACCGGCGCCCATGCGATGCTTTCAGCACGCGCTTGATGTGCGGGCTCTTGCGACCTTCGGCCACGCACATCCGGGCCAGGCCAACAAAGCGATAGGGAGCAATCCAATAGCAATGTTCCGACTCGCGAAGCACGACAAAACGCTGGCAGACGATGGTCACCCCATCAGGGCTGATCTCGTCCACGTATCGGAAATGGTCCGGCCAAGCCGGTTGCTTTTCTGCAGGCATGACTTCGTCCTTGGCCGCCATATCGCGGCAATGAATAGAGGGGAGAGGGGTTACAGCTGGGTGGGATTACTGCTTGCGGGACGAAGCAGCGTGTGCGTGCCATCCCCGTGAAACGAAGCGAGTGGCAGGGATCATGTACTCGCCGGATGGCAAGCGGTCGAGGGGCAAGCCAACCTTGGTGCAGTACGCCTCCAACTCAGCCCGCTCGTCTATCTCAACCGGCGCGCTTTGAATGGCACAATCGCAAGGGTTGCTCATGCAGGACTGGCAGCACGCATTCTTAAGCTTTGATGAAAGCTCAGCGGCCTCGCTACGTATTGCCGACATTCGCTCAACCGGCGCGCTCGGCTCTGCGCTAGCGGATTTGCACTTGCTGCATTTGCCGCACTCGGCGCCCCATTCGTTAGGGCCGTAACACGGCCGCCCAGCCGAAGCGCTGCGGATTTCCTCGCGCAGCTCTTCTGCAGCAGCGCTTGGGTCGAGGCCTTGCTCGGTGATTCGTCGCGCAAGCTCTGCTGCGGCGCCCGGGTCGAGCGCGGCGTAGTGCAGAAGCTCATCTTCTTTCAGGGCATTCACAGGGATGCTCACGGCAATCTCCAGGTAGGCGCCGCCCTCGCTGGGAGGCGATTCTTGAATCAGGGATGGGTTATGCGGCCAGTTCGACCAGGGGGATGCGGTTCATGTGCATGGTGTAGCCGGTGCGCTTCTCTAGCGCGTCGTACTTCGCAAGCAGCGCCGGGTTGTTCGCAGCGCCATTCACCAGGTCGTTCTTGCTGGCCATGATGCAAAACACGCAGCTGAGTCGCTCATTGCCGAGTGCGTAGGCGTAGTGCGGCGTCTGGCCGGCGGCTTCGATGATGCCGAATACCTCTATCGTCGAAAGGTCGTGCACGGGCAGCCACTCGAACCAGGTATTCACGCTGTTGCTGATCCCCATGCGACTGAATGACCGCCGCTTGGCCCTGCCTGGGGACTCTTGAGCGCGCAGGCCAAGGCAGTTGACGATCACCTTGAAGCCATTTGCCTTTGCGTAGCGGCGCACCTCGCGCTGGATAGGCCCTCGCTTTAGATCGCTGGTGCACTGGCGATGGCTTGCCGATGGCCAGCTCGGAACTTCAGGGCGGTTCTCGAAGCGCCGCTCGACCATGTCGAACAAGGTCTTGCTGGCCTTGGCCACAATGAAGTTCAGGCCGGCTTCGGCAGCCTGATCGCGGGCCAGCTCCAGCGCACCAGGCCACTCGAGCTCGCCAAGCGAGGCGTGAACGACGACGATCTGTGCAGGCGGGATGACTTCAAGCATCTTGATCAGCTGGGCCTGGGAGTCTTTTCCACCCGAATGGTTGGCGACAAACAGCGCGCCGGAGGCTGCCAAAGCCTCAACGTCTTTAGGGATTTGCATGGATGCTCCACGCGCCGCCCTCGCCGGGGAGGCGTTATCGTTGAATAGGGGAAGGCGCTGGCGGGTAGTGCGGTTTATCTGCTGGCTATCAGCATCAGGCCGGGCTCGGCATCGTCCGGGTCTTCGCCCAGCATCAGGTCAGGCGCCCGAAGCTCGCGACCGATGCGGAACTGATCAAGCCGCCGCGCCACAAAATCGGATATGACTATTTCGTGGCGCGGAGCACTGAGGAAGTGGCGGGCCGCTTCAGGCCCCAATTCATGGATACGGTGGATAAGCAGGGTCATGGCCTCGCCGTTTTCCTCGACTTCGGCCCATTGCATGATTTCGGCCAGGGCCTGGCGGGTGCCGGCGCGGGTTTTCATGCGCAGCTCTTCAATGCCGGCCTTGGCTTCTTTCTCCTTGCGCTTCTCGTCACGCTGCTTCGACGTCAGAGCCATCTTCGCCTCCATTGCGCACAAAGCGGGTGCCCGGGGCGTATTCCAGCAGGTCGCAGACCCGGTTGATGATCTTGAGCGCGGCGTCGAACACTTTGGCGTCGTCCGGCTCGCGGGCCAGGCGCTTCATGTTCGGCTGGTGCTCCAGGCAGACCTTGTCTACGAGGCGCCGGGCCAGCCTGCGCAGGTGATCGGCGCTGTCGTGCACGCGCAGGCTCAGGGCGAAGGCCAAGGCCACATCGTCAGGCCGGTACTGGCCGCCGCTGCGGGTTATGTACAGCTTTCGCACCGGCTTGCGCATCGATGCGTCGAAAAGGGATGCCATGCTCGACCTCCTGAAGGCCGCTTGGGGGAAGGTGGAGGTGCTCACGCCGCCTTGTTCTTTGCAGCGCGCTTCGGATTTTTCTGCTCAATTTCCATGTCCATGTCGTTCCAGCCGGCAAGGAACCATGAGCCGTGGAAGGTATGAAAGGCGAATGGGTTGGCCAGTTTGCCGCCTCCGTTGCGGCGACATTCCCGGCCAAGGTAGTAAACGCTGGGATGCTCGCCGCAATCGCTCATGGCTATGCACCTACCAAGTGGTGAAGTGGGGCAAAGGGGATGTCGTCGTCGAAGTTGTCGGGCGGCGCGGCCTGCTGGCTCTGCTGGGGCGTCTGGCGCGGCTGCTGACGAGCCTGCTGCCGTTGCTGCTGAGGCTGGCGCTGTTGCTGCTGGCCGCCGCCCTGGTTATCCGGCCGGCCGCCAAGCAGCTGCAGGGTACCGTTGATGTCGACGTGCACCTCTGTGGCGTAGCGTTTGATCCCGTCTTTCTCCCATTCGCGGGTTTTCAGCTTGCCCTCGATGTAGCACTGCGAACCTTTGCGCAGGTACTCGCCGGCGATCTCAGCGACCTTGCCGAACAGCACCACCCGGTGCCATTCGGTTTTCTCGACCTTCTGGCCGGTCTGCTTGTCTGTCCAGGACTCGCTGGTTGCCAGACTGAGGTTGGTGACCGCGTTGCCGTTGGGCAGGTAGCGGACCTCGGGGTCCTGGCCGCAGGTGCCGACCAGGATGACTTTGTTTACTCCGCGGGCCATGTTGTCTCCTAGCGCTGAAGTGCTTTGCGAACGAATGGGTCGAGGTCAGGTTGGTTGAGCAGCCAGCGGCGGTAATCGGCCGGCAGGTCGCTGAACTTCGCTCCGCGGTGCTTGCCGAAGCCGATCACAGTGGGGATGCGGGCGTCTTCGGAGATTGTCCAGAGTTCGTCCCAGTCCGCCACCGGGCGGCCCAGTTCAGCAGCCAAGGCATCAAGAATCTTGACCAGCAGAAGCCGGCAGTTCTTCACGTCGTCCAGTGCGGCATGGGCGTTGCGCAGGAGGTCCGGCGCTTGCTCGCGGTAGTGCAGGTAGACCATTGCCGACTGCGAGTGGCTGTCGGCGTCGGGCCACAGGCGACGGCTCAGTGCCGCGGTACAGATACGCTTGAGTTCTGGCCGCCCGATGACACCCCAGTCGTAGTCGACGTTGTGTCCGATCAGGTACTCGATATCTGATGGCAGCTGAAACTCGGAGTGATCCGGGCAATCTGCCAGCTCCTCGTCAAGAATGTGGCTGGTAGCCAGGGCGCCGAGCTCAATGGGCTTACCTGGCTTATAGCGCTGGAGGAACTGAGTGGTTACCTGCAAGCTTAGAATGTCGGCCAGTTGCAGATATGCGGCCTCGACCAGTTGCGGGTCGTTCAGGCCAGTGGTTTCGCTGTCGAAGATGCAGGCATTCATGCCGATTGCTCCTGAGGGGTGAGTTCATACTTGCGCTGGTCCTTGGCGGCATTCAGTTGCGCAAGAAGTTGAGGGGACTGCTCGAGTACGCGATAGGCTGCCGAGAACACACTTTGCAGCTCCTGCATCGTCTCCGTGAGTGGAATCTTCGACAGGGCATCGTCGAGTGCTGCGGCCTGCAGGTCAGCCTGAGACTTGCCATCGTTTAGCCAGGCCAGGAGGCGCCGGCCGGTATCCGGGCTGATCACTTCAGGCTGATCGAAGAGCCGGGTCCGGTCCTTGGTGGCCACGGCAACGTTGCCGTCGTGGAGAAGGTCGAGCACCACGGTGAACTCGTAGTCAGAACCGTCACGCTGCTCGGACTTCATGCCAAGCTTAAGGATCTTCTTGCCTTCGCCCTGGACTGTCTCGGTCTTGCTGCGCATCGTGCAGATGATGTGCAGCGGGCTGGTTAGGATTGTGTCGACGAGCTTGCGGTGGCGCGGCGTCGTCTCGTTCCAGGCCGACCAGGTGTTGCCCTTGTAGCGCTGCTTGGCGATCGTGTCGTTGATCTCAAGGCAGCCACCGGAACCGACCCACTCGTGGGAGTAGCTGTCGATGATCAGCGTCGAGTAGCCGCCTGCCTCTGCAGCCTTGATGGCCTCGATGTACCGCTCCGGCGAGTACGGCGCGCTCAGCCCCATGACATCGAAGTCGGTCAGGTCGGCGTACAGCGAGGCGCTTTCGTGCTCGGTGTCGATGACCGCGATCGGCCCGCCCAGGCCGATGGCCAGTTGCAGCGCGGAATAGGTCTTGCCTGATCCAGATGGGCCGGTAAGTGCTAGCCGTAGCCTTGCCTGCTTACGTTCGGCTTTCTTGAACATTGGGATGCCCTCAGTTCGGTTGGTTGTCCCACTGCCGCTCAATGCGAGCGGCCTCGTCTTCGTACTCTTTGCGCTCATCGCCCTGGTATTGCTCAGGCGAGAACGAACCGACCGTCATCCAGTCGAGCTGGGCGGCCAGGCGGGGTGTTGTGTTCATGGTTACCTCAGGAGGTGATGCTGCCGGCTAGGGCGCTGGCAAGCATGAAGGCGGTGCAGGCGAAGAGGGCAGAGAAGGAGCCGCGCCAGATCACCAGGCGGCGGGCGCGCTGGTATCGGGTCATCGCGCTGGCCTCACGGCGATCTGCCCAGCCTTGAGCGCCGCGACGATCTCTGGCCGCAGCTGCTGAACTGGAAGTTCGCGGGGCACGCCTGCGCCGATGATGGCCAGGCTGCGCTCGATCTGCTCAAGTTGCTCGTCAATCAGCGATTTGACCGGTGCAGTGCTCATGAGAACCTCCGGGCTTGCTGCTCCCACTGCCGGTGATCGTGAGCGATCATGCGGTCACGGCGCTGGATGAAGTGGTTGCGCAGAGGGAGGTCGATGGCGCCGGTGAGGTGCGCCAGGTCGATGGCGATTTCAATCTCACCCTCGAGCCGGGCACGCCCACTCAGCGAATCCGAACCCTTAGCCATGGCCTCAAGGCGAGATTCGATCATGCCGATCACATCGTTGCGCGTTGAATTGTTCATGCTGTCCTCCGGGCGGCGCCTGAGCCGCATATGGCTTCCATCTTTTCGAGGGCCGCGCCGATCACGCGGCGGCTTTCGGCTTTCTGGTGCTCTTCCTGCTTCCGGATCATGGCGAGCCAAGCCCGGTTGTTAGCTGCAGCCTGCTCGGGCGTTATTCCGGCAGCCCAGTACACTTCAAAATCACCTGACAGGCGCCGATCCAGGGCGCGCGCCTGGGCGCTGTCAGCGTAGAGATCGAGCTGATCACTCATGGCCACCTCAAAATTGTGTTGAGCAACCGCATTGATCAGGTGCCGGGCACCAGGGACCAAGCTGGGCGTGAAGAGCAAAGCCCGGCACCTGTCGATGCGGTCGTATGTGAAGGGAAGGGGGTGCGGGGTGTATCGGTGATGCGACTTGGCGGGGATTCGAACCCCAAAGACTTACGCCAGCTTCGGCAGCGCTACCTGACTGGCCGCACCAGCTTGGTGTGGCGCCCCTGATCCGCCGAGGCAAACTACAAGTCACATCCCGGTGCAGCCTGCGATGGGGAGCAGGGCATCGGGCAGTTAACGTCAGGCGGACGTGGCGCTGGTAGTTCAGTCGACTCCGATGTTCCCGCCGCCTGGCTTGGCGATGGTCTTCAGCATCTCGCGTTGCAGCTCGCCAATCGCCCAGGCTGCGGCCATCACTGCAACGTCTCGGCACATCGCGCCCTTGACGTTGAAGCCTTCGACGCTGATGCCGTCTTTCGTGATGGTCACGCGCCCGGTCTTTGTGATCTTCATCTCGTCATCGGTGCAGTACATGCTGCCCTCCAGGGCGGTTGATTTCCCGTCTGGCCCTGTCGCCAAGGCCAGCCAGTGAAATCACTTAATGCCTGAGGCGAGCCGGAACTCTTTCCAGTCTGCTTCTGTTACATGGATGGTTTCGTCACCGATGTCTTTGCCGCGGTCGATGTCGTCAACCGGGGTTTTCGGATAGAAGTCGCCGCGGGTATATGGCGATCCACGCACCTCTCCATCCGGATCACAGAAGAAGTGGTCGATTCCCTCCGGCCATTCGCTGACCTCGCAGCCCAGTACCGCAATCAGTCTTGCCATGCTTATTACTCCAGTGGATTCCCCCTGATGCGCCCCGCTTGAGGCGCACCGGGGAATCGTCTGTCATGCAGAATACTCGTACCAACTATTCAGCTCCTGTGTTCCATTGCTGTTGTTGAACCTCCAGATGAGTCGGTCAACTACCGCGCCGTCGCGGAAAATGCAGATGTTCTCCTCGACCTTCTCGCACCATCCGATGAACTCACCGGCAGGTCTGGTCATGTGCTTTGAGCTTGCGAAGACGCGGCAGCCGCGCATTGGCTTGAAGAACCGCATCATGCGTACATCCTCACCGTCACGTAGCCGTTGCTGGCCACGGCGTGCTCCCAGCGATTGAAGTAAACGATGCCGCCAAACTTGTTTATCGCGGCCTGCTTGACCTGCTGCACGACCGACTCAACAGGCTCGCCCTGGTCGGGAAGGGCAAGCCATTCCAAGCGCTTTCCGTTGCTGAGGTGATTGTCGATGTAGAACTGAGCCATACCTAATTCCTCCAGTGAATTCCCGAAGCACCCGGTCGCCCAGGTGCTTCAGTGAATACGTGGTCTTGCTCGCCGCTCGCGCTTTGCCAGGTGCAGACGCCCGTTCTAAGGGCATCCCGGCAGGGAGCGTTTGCAGCGCAACCCTTGGCCCGCTTGACGCTTTCAGTGAGGGAGCGCGCCGCATGGCTTCGAGCTGGCCAGTTCCAGAACTGGCATGGGGATCGAATTTATTGCTCGCGCTGTGCCGTTGCCGGGATCGATCCGCGAGGTTCCCATCAATGTGAAAGAGCGGTCGGCTTGAGGGCCTCCCGAGGGGCTGTGTAGCGCCTCGATGGAGTGAAATTTAGCAAGCTGAAATCACTCGGTCAAGCATGCTCAATAAAATAATTTAGGATGCTGAATCTGGTGGGCACAAAAAAACCCGCGCTAAGCGGGCTCATTTCGATGAATTTTATTGCCTAGCGGCAGCCTGTGATCAGAAACGCGGCTAGTGCTTGCTGGGCAGAATCAGGGTCCTTAGGTATTGCATACATCTTGTCTCCGGCGAGCTCTAGGCGATATTCGAGCTTGAGCGCGGTGTCGTTTCCGCCAGAAATGAAAAGCGATGACGATCCAGTCCGGGAAAAGAGCCAATCCCTTTCAGTTATCACGGTATCAATTTTTGCGTGACGGCTACAGCTAGCGCTTTCTCTGCTTAGTTTTCCAATGATGTCGGAGCCAAGCTGGCGAATAATGCCTTCTCCGCCCGCATGGAAATCCACAGCCACACTTGGAATGAAGCTGGGCATCCGGACACCATCAAATGCGCCGTGATCGTTCAGGAAGGCAACCCCTAAGACGCACGCCAGCCAGCCTATATTAAGGATAATAAAGAGCCTGGCTGCAGCCCGTCCCCTGCTTCGCTTTTTGGGTCGGTATGGTCTTTCATCAGCCCTTAAAAAGTCATTTTGCAATTCGCCGTGAGGCCTCCCACACCCAGGGCAGGCTGGTGCTGAGTCTGAAATTTCGCGCTGACAATCAGGGCAGGTTATGAGTGGCATGGGAGTCCTTTCACGGTTTTGCGGATTCGCCCATCCTAACACTATGGCTATCCGCCATCACTCAGACATGAAAAAGCCCGCCGAGGCGAGCCTGGAGATATGGGCTCATCTAGATCCAACCGAACCCTTTTGCCATCAGCGCCGCCAGGCCGAGAGCTGTAGTGATCAGGGCGCCGAATAGAACCCTGAAGTCTGACCGTGTTTCCTTGCGATGCTCACGAAGATCTTCCGCGATCACGTCGAGATCGCGACGAATGTATTCGACGTGAGTTTCTAGCCTGGCTACGCGAGCTTCCAATTCTGATCCTCCACCATCACCGCCATGCGTGGTGTTTTGGTGAGTATGTTCTCGTTCAATGTCGCGTACAAGGGTCGTCGATGTGAAGGAGAAAGCGCCGCTGATAGGGGTGATATTCGATCTTTCTGGGCTACTCATCAGCATCACCATTCAGAATGGCAGCCAGCAGCCAGCTCACATTGAAAAGCCTGGTATTTGAGCATTGCGTACACACCCTTGGGATGTAAAGGTGAACGACCTCATCCTCCCGGAAAGCCTCCATTTTCACCATAGATGGAAAGCCGTCTCCTGTTTTCGGTGTTACCCAGGCCGACTCGCCGCAGACGTCACACGGCTTATCGAGACCCCTGGCCTTTACGTATTCCAGGAATTCCGAGTGCTGGAATGTGGCAAGGCGGTGGATCTTTGGCGGCACAGACTCAGGGGTTTCCGTTTCCATCAAGATCTCCAAAAGCCTCGACTGGGCTTGGTTAGGGGCATAGCCAAACCTCACAGCGCTGATCGTGGCCACTTGGCATCAACCACTCGGCCAACCAAGACCCATTCGCCATCCATCTCAACAGTCGGGAACGATGGGTTGAGCGGCTTGAGGAAGGCGCGGCCAGAATCCCAGATGAACTGCTTGAAGGTAGCTTCGTTGGTGTCGACCATTTTGGCCACCACGAACTGGCTGCTTTCCACATCAAATCCAGGCGCTACCAGGATCACCATTCCCTCGGGAAAGGACATGCCGTTTGATGAGGTCATCGAAGGGCCTTTTATCTTTAGCCAGAAGCCATTAGGACCCGCCCAGGCATCCGATGGGTGAACCTCGCATGATGCGACGTTCGAGATTTCTACAGCTTCCATTGGCATCCCGGCCTGAACCCAGCTGATTTCTGGGTATTCGTAGTATCTGACCGGTCCAGAGGCAGGCTCAACGTTCGCGTCGAATCCAGAGGTTTCTTTAGTCATTCCGCCGGTGCCATTTGCAAGCCACTCAGCGCTTACGCCGGTAGCCTCTGCCAGCGCGAATAGGTTTTCCGGCTTCATGCTCTTGCTGTCGCCCGTTACCCACTGGGTTACAGCCGAAGGTGTGACGCCGCATTCGCGTGCGATCTCCTTCTTCAGCTTTCTGCTGTGCTTTATCGCCGCAGCGATTCGTTCAGGTCTATTCATCCTCAAATATTAAGCCAACTGAAATTTAGCATGGGCTTGCCATGTTCATGGTCTTGCCGTTCAAAAATTAGCATGCTTAAATAGCCTTATCGCCAAAGGAGCGAAGCAATGAAGACAACTGATGCCGCCGCCTTCTTCGGCTCCAAAAAGAAGCTTGCTGACGCCTTGCTGATCAATCCAAGCGCAGTGACCCAATGGGGTGAATTCGTCCCGGAGTCTCGCCAGTACCAGATCCAGGTCCTGACGAAGGGGAAGCTTAAGGCCTCCACGAAATCCGCCGCCTAACCAATTCCAACCGCAAGGAGCAGTACCCGTATGGCCTATGACAACCCGGCCCACAAACGCAGCGAAGTAGTGAAGTCCCGCTACAAGCCGGAGGACGTTCGCATGCTTCGAATGGAGGCTCGCGCAGCCGGTATGCAGCTGGCCACTTATGTCCACGAACTTTCGATGATCGCAAGGCGCCTTGGCGCAGCAGAGCTGATCCGAGAGATCCACGGCCACGGCAAACAGGATAAGACGGCTTAAAGGCCTTATGGAGGGCCTATGCCTGAAAGCACCTTCGATTTGCTGGAGAAGGGGGCTCAGGAAGAGGTTCGGCAGTTAAGTGCCGAGCTTGGATGGAGCCTCGAATACGCCGCCAGTCAGTACCTGGAAGCAGGTCGATCACTGGCGGTACAGGCCCAGCTAAGGCAGATGCGGCATACAGCCCCACTGCTTTCGCTGGTAGATCACAAAAAGGGCCTCGAAAGGCCCGCAAGCTGAGGGGCGATTGCGATGAGCATCATCAAGACTATTGCACGGATCTTGGTCGGAATAGCGATTCCAGTGGCTTATCCGGATGAGTTTCGAGCATCCGGATCGCCAAAATCAGCTCTTTTAATCCTTCCCTTGAAAAACGCACCTGCATCTGGGCGGTGCCTGGATGATGAAGGTTCACGTACTCAACCAATAGCTCTTCGACTGATGGGAAGTAAGTGATATCGCACGGCGCAGGTACATATGCCGCCTGGAATGTGATGACGCTTTTTTCAGTCATGTCCGGCCTCCGATGGCCTTTTCGTGTGGAAGCAAAAAAAGCTACCACGGATGCGCCGGACACCCAATGCAGCACCGCAACACCAAACGGCAGGCACAAAAAAACCACCTGGCGGGGTGGCTTTTTCAACTGCATTCGTAACGCTTGTGTGAGGTCATCATATATGCACCAGACCATCCAAAGCAATACCGTGGCCCTCGCGCCACAAAATGCGAACCACGATTTCGTGGCGCGCAGTCATTTCGAGCAGGCCGTAAGTGCTGCTCGCCAGGTCCGAGCCCAGTACTCGCGCCAATCTAAACGACAGCTCGTCCGCGAATGCCTGCAGCACCTGCATGCGTTTCTGGCTGCCCCGCGCCCTGGAGCAGCCCATGAGTAACGTCTTCACTTTCAAATCAGCCGGGGGCTTTACCCGGATGGACAATCAGCTGATGGACGCTCTGGCAGCGGTTCACCTGTCGCCAGCTGAGTTCAAGACTATCCATGCGATTGCTCGCTTGGTGATCGGCTACAACCTGACGGAGCGCCGTATTACTGCCGACGAAGTGGCCAAGATGACCAACATCCTGCCTGCGCACGTTTCGCGTGCAATCAGCAGCCTGCTGGCGCGTCGAGTGCTGTACCGAGTTGGTGGCAGTCGCGGTGAAATCGGCATCTGCTCGCCGTCTGAATGGGTGTACCAAGAGCCGAGAAAAGAGCAATCGACTCAACCAAAATCAGTCGAAACTACCAAAATTGGTAATTCCGACAATGTAACGAAACTACCAATTTCCGACGACTCCCTTCTTTATACGAAAGAAAAACCCCTAGTAACTGTTCCTACGGAACAGATTACTGCCCCCCAGGGGGCTGAGCCCGCTCAGTCGGAAGCCAAGCAGGTTGTGTTCACCGGTGAAGACTTTGAAGTCGACGCCGCCCTGATCACCAAATGGGCAGAGGCCTATGCACCGATCGACGTGGAAGCGGAGATCAAGCGTGCGGCAGCCTGGGCCAGCGGCAGCAAGCCGAAGAAGGACTGGCGCCGCTTCCTGGTCAACTGGCTGGGCCGTGCGTTCAAGCGCAGCCCGAACGGTGCCAGCGAGGCTGGCGTGCCGGTGGACAAGATCATCGACCTGTATCACCGGGTCTGCCCGAACCTGCCAGCCGTGACCGTGAAGAGCGACAAGGTTCTGCGCAGCATGATCGCCGAGCGCTGGAACGAGTCGCCTGATCACCAAAGCGGGCAGGGCTTCTGGCTTGGGTTCTTCCAGAAGGCCAACAACCGCAACCAGGTGTTCTTCCGTGGCCAGAACGTTCAGCCGCGACTGGAGGCTCTGGTGAGCCGTGCAGTGTTCCGCGAAATCTCGGAGGCTGCGCAATGAACGAACTTCACAGCCTTGAGGCCGAGCACGGCGTTATCGGCGCCATGCTTCGCCAGCCGCACCTGATCGATGTCCTGTCCGATGCCCTCGCGCCCGAAGCATTCGCCTGGGATGACAACGCCGACCTGTACCGGTTGATCCTTGAACTGCATGCCGATGGCAAGCCGGTCGATGTGATCACCTTGAGCGACCGTCGCGCTGAGCTACCCAGCGGTACCCGGACGCTGGCCTATGCCGGCGAGATCCAGGCGAATACGCCTAGTGTGGCCAACGCCAAGGCGTACGCCCAGATCATCCGTGAGAGAGCCATCTGCCGGCAGCTCGCCGCCGCTGCCGAACGTATCAACGAAGTGGCGCACGAGCAGGCCGACATCGAGGACAAGATCTCGTTGGCCCAGTCGATCGTGCTCGGCCTTGACGCATCCGGCAACGATGGTGAGTGCCAAATGATTGGCGACATCATGGCCGAGCATGTGGAGGTGCTTCAGGAGCGCCTGGATCGCTACGAGAACGGCGTTTCGATGGACGGCCTAGGGTCAGGTATTCCTGACCTAGATAAATTCACACAGGGCCTTAAGCCGGGCCAGATGATCGTGGTTGCTGGTCGCCCTGCCATGGGCAAGACCACACTCGCCATGAACGTTGCCGCAGATGTGGCTATCGCCCAGCAAAAGCCGGTGCTGGTGGTGAGCCTGGAGATGACCAAGACCCAGCTCATGGATCGCCTGATAGCGGCTGTCGGAGGCATCCCGCTGCTATCGCTCAAGACAGGCGTATGTGCTGCTGACTACCGGGTGGAGTTGGCGGCCGCCACCCTCAAGCTGCGTGACGCGCCGATCTGCGTCTCTGACGTTCCGGTGATGACGATGCCTCGCATCCGTTCCATTGCGCGCCGCTACGCGAACCGCATGGGTGGCCTTGGCCTGGTGGTGATCGACTACCTGGGCCTGATGGAGGGCGAGGGCAAGGGGCGAACCGAGGACGTTACTGCTATGTCACGCCAGATCAAGTTGCTGGCCCGCGAGCTTGGGTGCCCGGTCATTGTCCTGTCCCAGCTCAACCGAGGATGTGAGGCGCGTCCGGACAAGCGCCCGGTGCTCAGCGACCTGCGCGAATCCGGTGCCATCGAACAGGACGCCGACATCGTGATGTTCGTGTACCGCGATGAGGTGTACCACCCAAACACCCAGGACAAGGGCATCGGGGAAATCCTGATCCGCAAGAACCGCGACGGGGAGATCGGCACTGTGGCCACAGCATTCCAAGGTGACCGGTCCCGATTCATGCCTCTGGCTAGTCGCGCCAAGCAGGAGAACGTCGTGAAGGTGAATTTCTGATGAAAGAGCGCAGAACGATTTACCACCATGAGGGCTACCGCCTTCGCTCCTACACCGAACTCATGTGGGTCAAGGTGATGGAGGCTGCCGGGATTTTCTACCTGTACGAGCCTGATCTGGTCCGAGTCGACGACGGGTATTACCTGCCTGATTTCTGGCTGCCGAATGTTGGTGTGTACCTGGAGGTGAAGGGCAAGGCGCCGACTGGAGAGGAAATCCAGAAGGCTGAGGCTGTCATGGCGCGCACCGGGCGCGAGGTTTTCTTCCTGGTTGGACTGCCCCAGGCAGATGACCGGGGCATCTGCAACTGCGGTTTTCTGGTGCGAGGCGCAAGTGGCTGGACTGGGAATCTGTCCCCGAACTACCTGCATCAGGTCATTCGCGACTTCCTTTGCCCGGGCATGTGGCTCGCGATCATCCGTGCTGCACGGCCTGATGGTTATGACTGGGTTCGGCCGGTTGGCGACATGCTGGAAGAGTTCTTCCTGTCCCGTGCCGACCGATCCGAGATGGAAAAGATCCTGCGGGAAGGTCACGCCCCGGTGAATGCCGAGCGCATGGCCAGGTTGCCAGCGCCAAGCCCGTGCGAGTCCGCCATCAAATCGTTTCTCGACCGTCAGCAGTTCCGCTCTGCCCAGCGAGGTGCCGCATGAGTCAGTTCGCCAAGTTGAACATCAAGCGCGCCGGGCTGCCGGCCGGGGAGGGGGTGTGATGGATTCCGGAATAAAACCGAAGGCCGTTGCCACGTTCTTCTTCGTTGCCTTCTGGGTCATGTTCGTCATCGCCACCGGGGCGGTTTACCAGCGCGATAAGGCTCTCGAAGTTCGTTCTGAGCTTGATGGGAAGACCCTGGTCTGCCGGTTCGAGGAGAAGCACTGATGGACACCAACAAGATGCGCGACCTCAGCCGCGAGCAGTTCGAGGCGTGGTTCGAATCCTCTGGCATGGAGAAATTCAAAGAGACGGCCTGGGCATCCTGGCAGGCAAGCCGCGCCGCCGTGGTGGTGGAGTTGCCCGAGGCTCACATGAATGGCTCGTACACGGACCCTCAAGTTCTTTACGCGGAGGAGGTTCGACATGCAATCGAGGCCCAGGGCCTGAAGGTGGCGTCATGACCATCGACCTTTTCAGGAAAGACCTGATTGTTGAAGTGCTGCACATGGGCGAGGGCGACGAGACCTTCATCACGGCAGTCAGTGGCCGCATCACTGTGGAGCGTCTGCAGGAGATTGAAAAGCAAATGGCTGACGGCGAGGGGTTCGATAAGGGCGCCGGATCGTACGTGTTCGACTGCGCTTACTTCCCAGGCCAGTACGGTGAGTTCGGCTACTGCGAATTGCCGCCGTGCTGGGAACTGACTCCCGTCGGGTTCGTATCTCTTGAGCAACTGGTCCTTGAAACGGCCGAGGAAGGCGACGATGACTGACTTCGTGATGCACAGCATGGCCGACGCCAACCGCTTGCTCGGCATGCTGCAGGCCCAGGACTTCACCCGGCCCAAGAAGATAGTCATCAAGGACCAGGACCGCAGCGGCGAGCAGAACAAGAAGCTCCACGCCTGCCTGAGCGATATCGCCAAGCAGGTGGAGCACGCCGGCAAGAAGTGGAACGTGCTGATCTGGAAGCGCCTCCTGACGGCCGCCTGGCTACGTGAGAGCGGCGAACAGCCGCAACTGATACCAGCCATCGACGGGAACGGCTTCGACGTCGTGTACGAGCGCACAAGCCAGCTCAGCGTGAAGCAGTGCGCGAGCCTGCTGGAGTGGATTCAAGCATTCGGCGCCGAGCACCAGGTGCGGTGGAGCCAAAAGGATCTGTGGGAGGGGCGGTACTGATGAGCCATCAATTTAAACCGGGGGACCTGGCGCTGATCATCAGGTCGATCAAACGTCCCGAGAATATCGGAAAAGCTTGTGAGCTTTTGGCCTTTATGGTTCCCGGTGATCGGGTGGAGTTCGAGTTCAATGGGCGGCGAGCAATAACTCACATAGGTGAGAAACCGGCATGGCTGGTGGCTGGCGATGGGGTGGTCGGCAGTAATGGAGATGTCGGATTCGCGCTTGTCCTACCCGGCAGTCTCATGCCCCTTCGCGGCGACTTCGCCCCCGAGCAGCAGAAAGCCAAGGAGGCCGAGCCATGCGCGTAGTAAGCAAGAAGGTGCGCGAGAGCGCCCGTGGCCAGGACTGCACCGTCCGCATCCCTGGCATCTGCAACTTCAACCCGGAAACGACCGTGCTGGCGCACCTGCCATGCGGGCAGAAGGGCATGGGCATGAAGGGCTTCGACACCGTGGCGGTCTACGCCTGCAGCGCCTGCCACGACGTGCTCGATGGCCGGGGGAAAGGAGAAGTGGACTGGTCCGACATGCCGCGGGCGATCGCTGAGACTCATGAGGCCCTGATCCGGGCCGGCATTTTGACCGTGAAGGGGGCCGCATGACGGAACTGACGCTACCGTGGCCACCGGCCGCATGCAGCCCGAATGCCCGGGTGCACTGGACCAGGAAGAGCAAGGCGGCCAAGTCCTACCGGGCAGCCTGCCACCTGCTGGTGAAGCAGGCCGGCATCAAGGCGCCGGAAGGTGATGCGCTACTCATGCTTGAGTTCGTCCCGCCAGATCGACGCCGGCGCGACGACGACAACCTGCTGGCGATGTTCAAGGCGGGCCGTGACGGCCTGGCAGATGCCCTGGGCATCGACGACAACGTATTCGCCACCCAGATCAGGGTGAGCAAGGAAACGACCAAGGGCGGCGCTGTGCGCGTACACATCAAGCCAATGGGGGCAGCAGCATGATCTGGACCATCACAGACACGGCCGGCGTGCTGCTCCTCGCTATGGCCATCGTTTCGGCCTGGTGCGCTATGCGCGCCAACAGCATCCAAACCCGCCGCAAGAAGGAGAACGCACAGTGAGCTATCAGAACGTGGTATCGGCAGTCGTTCGCGCCCTGGCGGCCGAGACGATCAACAGCGCCGGCGGTTGCGACTTTGAGCCGAAGGTCCAGGCCGCCAAGCAGAAAGGCGCAATCGTGGGAAAGGAAGCGGCATTCCTCATCGACTGCATGGTGTTCAGCCGGCTGCACAAGAACCTGAGCGCATCGCACTGGCGCCACCTGGTGGCGAAGTACTCCACTCACGTGGACCGCAAGCATGCTGCCATCGAGGAGCTGACGCGCACCCATAGCTCGCCGGCCCCGGATCGTTTTCGCCAATGCGCCATCCTGACCTGGGCCATGCCAAAACTTCCGGGTGTCGATGGCAAGCGCAGCACCAGCGTTTTGCCGGCGGCCTGGTACGAGATGGACAACTGGAGCGATGACCCTCATCCCATCAAGACGCAGGAGCGCTGGAGGCGTGACATTCGCAAGGCTCTTGAGCGCGAAGTAGACGCTGCACTGGTAGAAGCCCAGCACATTCTCGACCATGAAGGCCTTTTGGTGGCAAATGTCGCTTGACTGCGATTGAGCCATTGAGCCAATATACGTCCATCCTGTGATTCCTGCGCCTGATGATGGCGGCAACGGTCACAGGATGGTCTGGAGATATCATGACCCAGATCCATCGCTTCCCCTTCATCGAGACGTCCAGTCTCCCCAGCTACAACATTTGCCAACGGTCACGCTGCCTCCGAGATGCATTGGAAGGCACGCATTACTGCGCAGGCCATCAGCCGAAGCCGAAAGCTCCTGATTCCGCCTGGGCTGGCATGAAAGTTGTCTACATCATTGGCGCTGCCGGAGACGAGTTCGTCAAGATCGGCTATGCCACAGACCTGAGCGCTCGCTTGGTGAATATGCAGGTAGGGTCGGCGCGAGAGTTGCTGGTGCACTGCGTGCTTGAAGGTGGCGTCAAGGTCGAATCCATTCTCCACCTGGAGATGCAGGCGCATCATGTGCGTGGAGAGTGGTTCAAGGCCGAGCCAGTCAAGGCGTTGTGCGAGAAGCTCCAGAAATGCCGTCACACCCGCATGAGGCTCAAGGTTGAGTCGGTCATCAGTGAGTGGAGCGACGCCGGCCACCCATGGGATGGTAGGGGAGTAGCGAAGCGTCGAAAACGACCAGGATTCACGATCAGAACGTAAACAAAGCCCAGCCAAGTGCTGGGTTTTTTGGCCCCAAGAGGGCCTCAAGAGTCCCGGCCCAGCGCCGGTATTTCTTTTTCTAGTGTTGGGACCCACTGCCAGTGTGGCCCGCAAGGGATGACTGGACGCGGATAAGCCGGTAGTGCCGCGATGCAGAAAAAAACCGGCAGCCCAAGCGCTCATGCCTCACGTGATTCGTGAGTGGCTTGAGGCATACCTGGCGAGACCGATGTGGCGGGGTGTCGGCGACAGGGAAGCCTATGGCGGACAGGTGGGGAAAGACCCACACATGCAGATGTAGCTCAATCGGTTAGAGCGCCGTCCTTCCAAGTCGGAGGCTCAGGGTTCGAGTCCCTGTATCTGCTCCAATTTCGTTATGTGCTGCTCCGCACGCTTGCCCGGTCCCTCATTAGGGTCTTACCGGGCCTTTTCTTCTTGCCGCCCCTCAGGGGATATCGAGTATGTCCAACATGCCAGACAAACCAGACACCTGGGCGATTGCTCTTGCGTGGTTGAGCCAGCATTCGCCCCTCCTGTACGCGGCAGGTCTTTCCTGCGCCATGGCTGTTCTGCGAATCACCTACGGAGGTGGCACCCGTCGCCAGATGCTGGTCGAGGGTGCGATCTGCGGCGGCCTGACCCTGACGATCATCAGCGGCCTGGAGTTCTTCGGCCTGCCGCAGAGTATGTCCACGTTCGTAGGTGGATGGGTCGGCTTCCTCGGTGTCGAGAAGGTGCGCAACATTGCCGACCGCGTTACCGATTTCAAGTTGCCCAGCCGCAAGGCTGAATAGCCCGCGCCACAAAATCATGAAGTGCCATTTCGTGGCGCGGAGTAAAACCTGTGACCACATCAAAACCGCGAATTCAAGTGCCATCTGGCGGGATTGTCACCACTGACAGCCTTTCCAACCTGGTAGCCAACATCGGCACCAACCGGGACAAGCGCACGCACAACCAGTTCGGGTTCCAGTTCGTCACACCGTATGAGCTCGAAGCGGCCTATCAGTCCAATTGGCTGGCCCGGCGCATCGTGGACAAGCCCAACGAAGATGCCCTGCGCGAGTGGCGCACCTTCTCGGGGAAGGACGCGAAGAAGATCGCTGCCGAGGAGCGTCGTCTGGGTGTGCAGCAGAAGTACCTCGATGCGTGCTGCTGGGCTGACCTGTACGGCGGCGCGGCCATGCTGATGATCACCGGGCAGGACCTGAGCAAGCCTCTCGATCTGAACAAGGTGAAGAAGGGCGGCCTGAAGAACATCGTTGTCTTCGACCGCTGGGACATCCAGCCGAGCCAGTTCAACTTCACCGACCCTTTGGCACCCAACTGGATGCTGCCCGAGGTGTACACGGTCGTGAACGGCCAGCAGCCCATCCACTACTCGCATGTCATCCGCCGCACTGGTGCCCGCCTGCCGCGTCGCATGGCTCAGTTCGAACAGGGCTGGGGTGATAGCCGCCTTCGCCGCTGCATGGAAGACCTGCGCGACGTGGTGGCCACCAAGGGCGGTATTTCCTCGCTGGTGCTTGAGGCCAACGTAGACACCATCAGCGTCAAGGGCCTGCAAGGCGCCCTGGCCAGCGCTCAATGTGATCAGATCACCGAGCGCTACCGCGTGTTCGGCATGCTCAAGGGCATCATCAACCTTGGCCTGCTCGACAGCGACCATGAAACGTACGAGCGCAAGAGCGTTGCCTTCTCCGGCCTGAGCCAGATCATGGAGCAATTCATGGTGTGGACGGCAGGCGCGGCAGAGATGCCCGTCACCGAGCTATGGGGGCAATCCGCCGCTGGGCTCAACTCCACCGGTGACGGCGACCTCAAGACCTACCACGGCACGATCAAGGGCAAGCAGGACGGCCAGATGCGCCGAGACCTGGAACGCTTGGATGAGGTGCTGATTCGGTCCGCCCTTGGCACCTACCCCGACGACATCGAGTTCGAGTGGAACCCGCTGTACCAGAAGTCGAGCGTGGAAGAAGCCCAAGAGGATCTGGCAGACGCCCAGGCCGATGCGATCAACATCGAGAACCGCATCATCCGCCCAAGCCACGCCATGACCCGCGCGCAGGCCAAAGGTCGATACGCCATCACCGACGAGCAGATCGCCGCCCAGGTGCAGCGAGAGAAGGACGAAGACAATGGCCTTGGCTCCGATGAAAACCTCGAAGCCTTCACCCTTGGAGGCCCTGACGGCGACGACCAAGGCGCTGATGGCAAGAAAGCGCAAGCCACGGGCGCCTGATCCGGTAAAGCCAAGTGAGGGCGCAGAGCGCTTCTATCGGGGCGAGCTAAACGCCCTGGTGCGCAATATGTCGCAGCAGCTGTATGCAGTGCTGGGCCCCGAGCTGGCTCGACTCAAGCCGCAATACACCGCCGACAGCCTGGTGACCCTGGATGGCTGGACTGACGAAATCCTCGCGGTAATCCGCCGGGTGTCGTCTACGTTCACCACCAGCCTGTTCGAACAGCAGGCCAGGCGGGTGGCGGCCGGCACCATAAGTCGCGCCGAGGCCGACAACGCGGAAGACTTCCGCAAGTCGGTCAATCGAGCCGTGGGGGTGGACTTCGAGCTGATCACCAAGCCCAAGGGCATGGTCGACTATCTCGAGGCCTCGACCGCCGAGAACGTCAACCTGATCAAGTCCATCCCCGCCGAGTACTTCCAGCGGGTTGAGACGATCGTTCTTGGCGGCATGAAGAGCGGCCTCGCTCCCACGGCCATCGCCAAGCAGATACAGGAGCAGACCGGCGTCAGCGCCAGGCGGGCCAAGCTGATCGCCCGGGACCAGGTATCTCAGCTGAACAGCGACCTGACCCGTCAGCGGCAGACAGCGGCCGGCATCGAGTTCTACCGCGTCGAGACGGCCAAGGACCAGCGCGTCTCTGGCGACCCCAGCGGCAAGTACCCCAACGCCAAGATCAGCTGCTACGGCATCGCCAAGCAGGACATCGGCTACGGCCCTGGCGTGTACAAGGTCGCCGATGGCGCAACCTGGCGCGGCGTGACCGGCCTGCACCCCGGCAAGCACCACCCGCTCTGCCGGTGCGTAGGGATATCCCTGATACCCGGCGTGAACTACTTCCCCGACAAGAACGGGTAGCACATGAACAAAATGACCATCGACGCGGCCTTCACGCCGACGTCGCGCACACGCACGCCTGAGGGTTACCTCTGCGTGAAGGGCATTGCGGCCCGCACGGGGGTTTACCAGTACGTTTCGACTGAGCTGGACCTGCCGGGCCCGGCACGCATCGTCAACGTCTACAAGCCCGCCGAGGAGCTATTCGACCCAGAGTCGATGGCCACCTACGTCGACAAAGACGTGACCAACGACCACCCGGACGACCTGGTCGACTCCACCACCTTCAAGGATGTCTCGGTTGGCCATGTGCGAGGTGTTGAGCGTGAAGGCGATCACCTGATCGTCGACATGATCATCAAGGACCAGTCGGCAATCGACGACATCGAGTCGGGCAAGGCTGAGCTGTCGCCTGGGTACACCGCCGAGTACGTCGAAGAGGCTGGCACCGCCCCGGACGGTAAGGCGTACGAGTACACCCAGCGAACCATCAAGAACAACCACATGGCGGTTGTAGACGCAGCGCGGGCCGGCAAGGTCGCCCGCATTTTTGACCACAAACCGAAAGGTATCCCCCCAATGGCGACCCGGAAAGTCTTCCTAGACTCCAAGAAAAGCCGCTCCGTCATCCTCGACGAAGAGACCGCAACGGTAGTCGAAGACGCCGTGTCGAGCCTCATGAAAACCCTCGACGAGGCGAACGAGCGCGCAGACAAGGCCGAAGCGGCCAAAGACGAAGCCGAAGAGAAGGCAGACGAGGCGAAGAAATCGACCTCCGATGCCGCGATCGGCGAGCGCGTCAAGCTCACCCTCGACACCATCGCCTCCGCCGCGAAGATCGTGAAGAACTTCGACAGCAAAGGCCTGGTATCTCCGCTGGAGATCAAGCGCGCCGCGCTGGCCCAGCTGAAGCCTACCCGCGACTGGGCGGGCAAGTCCGAGGCCTACATCAGCGCCGCTTTCGACTCTGCCGAGGAGGATGCGAAAGAGACCACCGACGAGGATGACGAGGACGACAGCAAGTCGACCAACGACAGCCTGCGCGGCCTGGCCAAAGACCTGACGAACCGTCCGAAGCCGACCACCGACGGCTCCGACTCTTACAACAAGTTCCTGCGGGGTGAAGCGTAATGGCCACTGCAATCGACACCTTTGGCCAGTACGCTGGCCGCGCCTTCGAGGGTCAGATCAACGATCTGTCGATGGCTGACGTCACCTCCGGCGTTGCCGACGTGGCGATCCCCTTCGCGCGCGCCGTCGTGCAAGGCTCCAGCGAGAAGCGTGACGCCCTCCCTGGCGCCGGCGCTGCCTTCTTCAAGGGCATCTCGGTGCGCAAGACCGTTGGCGTGAGCTCCAGCTACGTCACCGGCTCGAACGCCAACCCAACCAACGGCAACGCTGTCGGCGGTTACCGCATCGGCGAGGAAGTGACCCGGGTGTCGCACGGCCGCATCTGGGTCAAGACCCTTGGCGGTGCCACTGTCGGCCAGCAGGTATACGCGCTGCCGACCACCGGCGAGCTGACCAATGCCGCCACCGCGGGCAACCACCTGCTGCCGGGCTGCACCTTCCTGACCGCTGCGGCGGCCGGCGAGCTGGCCCTGATGCAAGTCAAGGCCCTCAACGCAACCACCATTGCCGCCTAAGGAGCGACCTATGAGAACAATGGACGCTGCAGCCCAGGCGCAACTGGGCTTCCTGGTCGGTAACCTGACCTACATCGAGCAGGAGGTTCTGCGCCAGCCGTACCCGGAGATCAAGTATCCCCGCGTGCTGGCCGTGGACACCTCGGCGCCGGACTACATCGAGTCCATCGGCTTCAAGGTGCTGGACTACAAGGGTGAGCCGGCGCCGATCGGTGACCTGTCGCACGACTTCCCGCTGGCCGAGATCGCTTCGAAGATCGGCGGTGTGGACGTTGTCCAGGCTGGCCTGGGCTACACCTACACCCAGATCGAAGTCGGCAAGGCCATGGAAATGGCCAATGCGCAGGGCTTCGGCGGCGCGATCAACTACCTGGCCGAGAAGCCGATCGCCACTCGAACCCTGACCGAGCAATGGCTGGACCGCGTGGCCTTCATCGGCGATGCGCGCTGGCCTTCGCTGGCTACCGGCGGCCTGATCAAGTATCCGGGCGTTCCTGTGCTCGCCACCGGCACCCTGCTGGGCGGCGCGAACAAGACCTTCGCTCAGATCCTGGCCCAGGCCCCGGACACCGCCGCCAGCGAAATGCTGACCCTGCTGAACAACCTGATCCTTCAGGTTTACCAGGTGCAGACCAACAGCATCTTCCGTCCGACGCACATCCTGCTGCCGCTCAAGCAGTACGGCCAGCTGACCACCTTCCGCATTCCGAATACCTCGGAAACGTTGGTGAGCTACCTGGAACGCGTGCTCAACATCACCTTCGAGCCGATCCTGCAGCTGGCCGGCGCCGGCGCTGGCGGTACTGACCGGATGATGGCGTACACCAAGAACGCCCAGTTCGCGAAGTTCCACCTGCCGATGCCGTTCCAGCTGAACGCGCCGATCCCGTCTCACGGCGGCCTGCGCTTCGAGGCTGCCGGTGTCGTCCGCACTGCCGGTACCGAGCTGCGGGTTCCGCTGAGCCACGCCTACGTAGACGGCATCTAAGGGGGTCACCATGTCTTCGAAGAAGATCTACACCAACGTCAGCGCCAACCCTGTCGTCCTCTCGGACGGCAGTTCGGTGCAGCCTGGCGACCAGACCACCGAAGAGCAGTTCGAACTGGCCAAGGGTTCTCTCTGGGAGCAGCACGGCCTGTTGGTAGCCGGCGCCCCGGAGCAGCATGACGACGCCAACTGCGACCTGCAGGCGCTGACCGATGAGAACACCCAGCTCAAGACTGACCTCTTCGCCGCCCAGGCCAAGCTGGCCGAGTACGACGCTCAGTTCAAGGGACAAGATGACACCCTGAAAGACCTTCAGGATCGCCTCACCCAAGAAGGCGCCCGTGCCAGCAAGCTGGAAGGCGAGCTGAAAGACGCCCTGGCCAAGCTGGCCGCCAAGAAGTAACCCAGTGTCTCGGCCCCTTCACCGGGGCCTATGACTGGAGATCCTGATGGCTTCCATCACGAATATCAGCTCGCATCGAATCGACCTGGCCGACCTTTCGTTGGCCCCTGGCGAAGCGATCGAGCACTTCGACGACCGAGAGGCTGAGCGCCTGAAGTCGACGAACTATTACCGGGCCGGCTGGATCAAGGTTGGCCCATCGCCCGAGCCCGAGCCGCAGATCGATCAGGAGTAGTGCAATGGCCATTTCGACCATCACGGTGAACGTCACGGCTAAACCGCGCTGGTGGTTCATGCCTGCTCTCTACGCCATCAACTGCGTGAACCTTGGCGCAATCCTCAAGGGCTACAGGCCTTGGGTGCCAATGTGGATGGTTCGGCTCGGAATTCAGATCAAGATCAGCAGGCTTATCCATGGCTGACCTTATTTACCCCGTCACTCCCGAGATGGTCGCTGAATTCCGCGAGTTCTACGAAGAGTTCGCCGACCCGGACAAGTGGTCCGACGCCAAGATCACCAAGGCGCTGAACATCGCCAAGGGCGAATTCGGCACCTGCGGCAACTGGGGCCTCTATGGCGCCTATTCGTTCCTGCAGCGCGGCTGGTTCGCCCTGGCTGCCCACTACCTGACCTGGAATGCGGCTACCACTGCCGCGACCGGTGCAGACGGTAGCGCCACCACGCCCTACGCCGTGGCCAGCAAGAGCGTTCGGGATGAATCGGTGTCCTACGCCGTCCCAGGCGCGAACGCATCGCTGACGGCTTGGGAGGCTGCCCTGGCGCTCACCCCGTACGGACTTGAGTACCTGCACCTGCGTCAGCGGGCAGGCATGGGGGCTATCTGCGTATGATCCGGCCAACCGTCAGCCTAATCGGCCGCCAGCAGGTCGAGCAGGCCATGAAGGACCTCGCCAAGCGCATGGAGCGCGAGCAGCGCGTGCTGATCGGTGTGCCAAAGGGCGCAGGCGAGTACGAGGATGGCGTCAACTATGCCACCATCATGGCCGTGAACAACTTCGGGTCGGCGGATGGCCACATCCCGGCCCGCCCGGTGCTGCAGCCTGCTGTTGAAGAAGGCGCGCCAGTCTACCGACGCCTTGCTGAAGTCATGCTGCCGAAGGTCCTCTCCGGCGACATGGAAATGCGCGTCCTGCTCGAGCAGATGGGCAGCCTTGCCGAGGGCCACGTCAAGCAGTACATGACCGACCTGCGCACGCCGCCGAACGCCCAGTCCACCATAGACAAGAAAGGTTCGGACAACCCGCTGATCGACACCGGAGCCCTTCGCCAGTCGATCCGCTACGTCATCGATGACAGCACTGATCCTCTTGAGGAGGGCATTTGATGGGCCTGAACATGCGCGGCCACGTCAGCGGTCCCTTCGTGTCGCATCGCGGCGTGCAGCGGATGCGCTTCAGCAGCGAGATCATCGACTTCGAGCCGAAGCTGACCCAGACGCTGCTCGATATTTTCGACGCCAACGTCCAGCCGGCCAGCGACAAGGAGATTGAGTTTCTCCAGATCGGCGCCGAGCGGATCAACGACATCCGGGTAATCCACCGCAACGACGGCAAGGGGATCGAGGTTTCCATCCCCGGCAACCTGGCCGATATCCTGGTATTCGCCGAGACGCCAGGCCAGCCCGCCACCTGGTGGAAGGCCATGGCCACCGATTACCGCCCCTGGCACAACTTCTGCCGCGCGGTGATCGCCAAGCTGGACCCGGCCGAGATCGAGAAGCTGCAGGGGTACGCCAATGGTTGACACCATCGCCCTCACGAAAGTGGTGTGCGCCGTTGTGGTAGCCGCCACCGGCCTGCCGGCCAACAAGGTGATAGTCGGCGACCCAGGCACCTCAGCCCCATCCGGCACCTATGCCGCCGTCCGCATCGACAGCCCGGCCCAGTTCGGCCAGGCGCTCAAGACGCAGCGCAACGTGCCGGCCACCGACGACCCGCGTTACGAGGACATCATCGAGCGGGTGGCAACCCAGTTCACCATCGGGTTCAGCATCAACATCTACCGCGCCGGCGCAATGGGCATGGCTATGTCCCTGTGCGAGGCGAACAAGCGCGAGCCGATCAAGAGCATCCTGCGCAAGGCGAAGCTCGGCTGGTCCCGCGTATCACCCATCAACAACCTCACCGGCCTCTACCAGGCGGCCATGGAAGAGCGTTCGCAGGTCATCCTGTACCTCTACGGCGAATCCGTTGCTGAAGACCGCATCCAGCGGATCTACCGCGTCGGCTTCGAGGTTCAAACCGAACAATCTGGCGCCATTGCGCAAGGGGAAGTAAATGCCTTATCCGGCTGAGAACATCATCAACATTGTCACGAACATCCGTGCGGCCGGCCTGGGCACTGCCAACTTTGGCGCTGGCATGGTCTTCGCGGACTTCGACTCATCGACCGATGCCACCTTTGCCGGGGGCACGTACCGCGACTACGGAAGCGCCTCGGCGGTCGCTGCTGACTTCAACATCGCGTCAGACGTATATCTGGCAGCGCTTGCCTGGTTCTCGGCGGTGCCGAAGCCGAAGACCCTGCGTGTCTACCTGCGGAAAGAGGATGACTCTCCCGTAGAGTCGCTGAACGATGCGATCAACAAGCGCATTTGGTTCTACTGGTTCGAATTCGAGTCGACCATCAGGGCAAATGACGAGGACGTGCTGGCACTAGCAGCTGCTGGCGATGCTGCTGGTAAGTTCTACGCCTTCACATCGAACAGCGCTGCGATCCGAGACCCAGCCCTGACCAGCGACATCATGACCAAGGCCAAGACCCAAGGGTCTCGACGCCTGTTCGTTGAAAGCCATGCGAGCGCCAAGTACGCAGGCTTTGAGCTCGCGGCTGCATTCAGCCGGGTGAATTTCAACGCGGCCAACTCCACCATGACCGGCGAGCTGAAAAAACTCCCTGGAATCACCGCTGAAGATCTCGATGGGACCGCATACAGCGCGATGCTCCAGAAGGGCGCGGTTTTCTACACCAAAGTGGAAACAGGAGGCGAAGTCGATGATGGTCGAGTAATCAACTCCAGGACCACTTCCACATATGGCGAGTTCATCGACGACGTTTTCAACCTTGATGCGTTCGCTAACTACCTGACTGTCAACCTGTACAACGCCCTGGCCAACGTACCGACGAAGCTGAAGCAGACTCCGGAGGGCCAGCAGGTCCTGATTGATGCTGCGGCGCAGATCGGGCAGCGCTTCATCGACAACGGCTATCTCGGCCCTCGCACCTTCATCAGCGATGAAACTGGTGAGGAGGTGTTGAGCGACGGTTACGAGATCCTCAGCAAGGCCATTGACATCCTCGACATCACGGATGCTGAGCGAGCTGATCGCAAGTCCGCCCCAATCATCATGCGCCTGTTCCGTGCTGGCGCCATCCACGCCGTAGACGTCACCGTCAACGTCGACTGAGGAGAGCCAGAGCATGGCACTGAGTGACCTTTCCGTAGAAAACATCATCGTGGTGATCACCGGCGTTGGCGTGCTGGACGACTGGGGTCGGACTGACCCGCCGTTCACGGTCGAGCAAATCGATGATTCGGCAACTTTGAGCCGAGGACTGGGCGGGAACGCAGTTCGCTTCCACCGCAAAAACCCCGGCCTGCGCCTGACCGTTAACCTAATGCCTGGAAGTCCGCAGGCCTTGGCTTTGCAGGCCCAGGTAAACGCAAAGTCCGAGGTTTCAGGCTCCTACGCCTCCATCGCAGGCCTTGAGGGCGCTGTCTTCTCTGAAGGTGTCGTTACTCGCGGGAAGTCCATGGCGCGCGGCGGCCCAGGCCTCAATGACGCCACCTTCGTCATGGAATTCAACAAGGCGAAAATTGCATGAACCAGGCTCAGGACTTCGTCCGCAAGATCGAGCATGAGGGCGTGACGTACACCTTCGGCATGCCCAGCGCCGAGAAACAGCGCGCCGTGCTGTTCCGCCTTGGCAAGTACGGGGTTGAGCCGCTGATTCGTGGCTTGGCCCAGGCCGAGCTCGGGGCTGCTTCGTCGGTGGCCATCGCCGGTCAGATCGTCGGAGTGATGCTGTCTCGCATCCCTGAGGATGACTTCAACTTCATCTGCGACACGATGCTGAGTCAGCTGCACAAGGATGGCCAGCTGGTCGGCATGCAGCATTTCTCCGGGCGCCTGAAGACCTACTTCACCCTGGTGGTGCTGGCCCTTGGGAATGTGTTCGAGGATTTTACCGGACTCCTGACCCTCTTCCAGAGCTCTACCGCTTCAGCCGGGGAGCCCGGGGCGAGTCAGGAGAACGCCTCAACCCAGCCATCGACTGGGACCTCTGGCGGCCCTGCGTAGGCATCCCTGGGGTTTGCCCTCCGCTCTGCACCTACAAAGACCTCACTGACGGCACCTACTCGCTGGGCTGGGTCAAGCGCGCCAACCTGGCGATGGATGAAATGCTGTATGAGCGAAACCTGGCCGAAGAGCGGCGGAGAGCTAACCCGTGAAAGTACTCGAGAGCTTCCTGATCGCCCTGGGCATCAAGGTCGATGAGAAGTCGTTCCAGAAGGCCGATGCGGCGTTTGGCGGCCTCACCAGGTCGGCCCTGCAGTTCGGCGCCGTGCTTGCAAGCAAGCTGGCCATTGACAAGGTGGTGGGCGACTTCAAGAACGCCGGCACCGCGCTGGACAACTTCAACCGCCTGACCGGGCTCAGCACGCAAAATGTGCAGGCGCTGGGCCAAGCACTGGCCGCCCAGGGCGGGAATGCACAAGACGCCTTCGCGGCCATGCAGAATATCCAGGACCTGATGGCATCGCCCATCACCGGTAACGTCGGCTGGTTCGGCGACGTAGCCAAGCTGGGCCTGGACCCGAACGCTATCATTGGCGCACAGGACACGGCAGAGGCCCTGGCCAACATTGCAGGCGCCTTCGAGAAGATGACGCCGCTGAACCAGCGCCTTGCCGGCCAAGCCCTTGGCTTCGACGAGAACACCATCCGCCTGCTGATGAAGGGGCGCGACGAGGTCGAGAAGCAGCTGGATTCCCGCAACAAGCTGGGCATCATGACCCAGAAACAGGTAGAGGACGCGGCCCGACTCACCAAGGCGAACGCCGAGCTGAACCTGGTGTTCACCGACATGGGCAATACCATCGCTGGCGAACTGGTGCCGGCCTTTGCCGAGTTGGCCGAGGACTTCACCGCCTTCTACCGCGACAACAAGGACCTGGTGGATTCTGGTCTGGAGGCCTTCTTCGGTACTCTGGCCAAAAACATCGAACTGGTCTCAGCCGCACTTGTGCTCATGGGCGGCGCCAGCGCCTTGAAGGGGCTTGCCGCTCTGCGTGCACTGGTAGGCCTGGGCGGTGCTGCGGGCGCTGCTGGTGCCGTCGGCGCGGCCGCGGGCGGTGCAGCTGCAGGCGCATCTGGGCTGGCCATTGCCGGCGGTAGCGCGGCTGCGCTGCTGTACTCCGGCAGCCTGAACGCTGGAGAAGACCAGGAGCTGCTGAATAACCGACTTCGCAAGGGCGGATCTGAGGCTGCTGCAGCCGTCATGGACTTTTTCCGCGCCAAGGGCTGGTCTGCCGAGCAGGCCGCCGGTATTGCGGCGAACCTGGAGCAGGAAAGCGGCTTCCGACCAGATGCCGTGGGCGACGGCGGAAATGCCTACGGCCTGGCCCAGTGGCACCCGGACAGGCAGGCGAACTTCGCCAAGTACTCCGGCAAGGACATTCGCAGCTCCACCGCAACCGAACAGCTCGAGTTCATCAACCACGAGCTGACCAAGGGGGCCGAGAAGTCCGCTGGCGACCGGCTTAAGTTGGCAGCAAGCGCCAGGGAGGCCGCGGGCATCGTCTCGCGTTACTACGAGCGCCCGGCAGACGCCGATGGCGAGGTTTCCCGGCGAGGCGATATCGCCGACAACTACGGACTGCCTCAGGCGCCGGCATCTGCAGCTCCGGTTGTGGACCTGCGCGACCCAGAGCAATGGGCCAAGGTCCAGGCTGACCTTTCCAAGTCTGGGCAGCAAGGCCCAAGCATTCTGGAGCAAATCGACGCTTGGGCGAAAAAGCAGCGTCGGGCGCCAGAAACATACACCGCCAGCGATGTAGTGGCGCCTCCCGCCACCACTCAGACTCCTGCTTCATCTTCACAGGATGGCGAGTGGCGGCCAGTTGACCGCAACGACAACCGTCAGTATCACTTCCATGGCGCTGATATCGGCAAGGTCAAGCAGGTGCTCAGCGAGGAGATTTCTACGTTGATCGACCACACCACCAAAGACTTCAAGAGCGCTGAACGATGAGCACGACTGAAGGTTTGATGAGCTTCTTCTCGAAGACGGTTCCTGAAATCAACAAAATCGAGTTCGATGCCAAACTTGAGGGAATGACCAGCAAAGCGGTTCAGTTGACCCAGTTTCCGGTCGAAGTTGGGGCAAGCATCAACGATCACGCTGTTCTTCTGCCGGACCGATACTTGTTGACTGGAGCTGTATCCAATACGCCACTCGGCATTGGCCTGAGCGATATTGGCATGATGGGTGTAGGGGCTGCCGCTACGGCGGTCGGCGGCGTAGGAGGAGCTGCCATCTCAACCGTGGCCGCTTACTTGCTTTCGGGCAGCGAAGGCACGCGGGCGGCGACGGCCTGGAAGGCGCTCTCGGCTCTGCTGCAATCGAGAACCAGGTTCGAGCTTGTTACAGAGTACGAAACTCTCTACAACATGGTGCTCATACGTCTGGATCAGCGCACGCGCCCTGAGGACGAGGATGGCCTTGTGTTTGTGGCCGAGCTTCAGCAGGCCAGGGTCATAAGTTCGCAGGTGAGCCGTGGCGTGACTTCGGCCGATCAACTACTGAAAAACGATCCGGTGGCCACTCAGGGCGCGCCTATGGTGTCGTCCGGATCTGTGGCAGTCGAGGTTCTCCCATGAGCCGCTACAAGGTGCAGGTACAGGCCCTGCCAGCCCAGGATTTCACCGCCCAGCTCGGAGCCAACACCCTGACTATTGAGCTGCAGTGGGCCGTTCGGCTTCAAGTGTTTCAGGTGAACATCAGGGCAGCATCTGGTGCTCTGCTCACGGCTGGCCGCTACCTGCTGCCTGGCGTGAACCTGCTGTCCGGGATTTATCCGCCGCCGAAGGTGGCATATGGCTCGCTGACGCTGGAAGGCGCCCAGCCGACGCCTGAAAACCTTGGCATTGACAACATGCTGGTATGGTCTGATGACTGATGAAATCTTCTCGCGGCGCTATAGGCTCAAGTTGGGTCGAAAGGCTGGAAGCTTGATTTACGAGATGAATCCTGCCAACAAAGCTCCCGCAGCAGACAACCTCCCAGTTGGTGACGGCCTCCGAATAACCTTTCAGATAATTCACTTCGCCGGAAATGCACTCAGCGTTGCAGAGATTGCGATCTACAACGTATCCGACCGATCCGCACGGCAGATGCTTGGAGATGGAGCTGAGAGCAAATATGAGTTCATTTCCCTGGAGGCTGGATACGAAAGCAATTTTGGCTCCATTTTCCTAGGCCAGATTACCAACGTAGAGCGCTTCATGGAGGACGGGGGGGCGACCAGCGGAATCAGGTTTTTCTGTCAGTCTCAGGCTAAAGACCGCGACCAGCGAATCATCAATCTGACCCTCGCACCTGAGACGGACCCAGTACAGATTATCGAAGAGTGCGCTTCCTACTTCGGCGCCGAGATCCAGTTCTTTGGAGACTTTTCAGGCCTCAAGCGCAGGTCTGGGGGAACCGTCTTGCAGGGAGCGCTTGTCTCGCGCATGAACGAGCTTGCGGCCGCTTATGAGTTCGACTGGATGGTCGAAAACGATGCGATGAAGATCATCAAAAAGGGGTTCGCCATGCCAGTAAAGGCCACGATCAGTGCGACTACCGGCATGATCGGGTCACCCGTGGTTACTGATACCGAGGTGGGCATTCGCTGCGCGTTGAACCCTAAGCTGAAGCTGGGCGACTCCATCAAGCTGGAGTCTATGGCACCGCGTTTCGAATTTTCTGACGTGTTCTTCTACAAGGTTCCACGGACCATTGGCGAAGGCCTCTACAAAATCTACTCCCTGGCCGTCATCGGTGACTCCCACGGCGACCCGTGGGAAACCCAGATCAGCTGCTTGCGGCTCGACACGATGGCGCAGTCTGGAATCTCTGATAGGGCGACCCGATGAAAGACCCATTGGCCTCCCGCACACGGGAACAGTTCGCCAAGATGCTGCGCGAGATCTTTGGCGAGTACCTCAAGGACAACGTACGCACCAGCGTTCCTGGGCACGTTCTGAGCTTCGACCCCGCTACGCAGCTGGCCCAGGTGCAAATCGGCCTGATGATCGAAGACCGGCTTGGCAACGCCGAGCCACGCCGGCCTATCGTCCGCGTTCCAGTTCAATTTTGGGGCGCTTCCGGGGGCACTTTGGAGTGCCGGGTGGCCGAAGGCGTCGAGGGGTCGATCATGTTCTCGCAAGAGTGCATCGATTCCTGGGTCGATCAGGGCGGAGTGGCTGCCAAGTCGGAGCCGAGGCGATTCTCCATGAACGATGCCTACTTCATGCCCGGCGTGCGCTCTGTGCCCGGCGCGATCACCGACTTCGCCAATGACGGTATCCGTCTGCGCAACAACAGCGGGTCGATGTACGCCTGGCTTAAGGATGACACCTCAATATCGCTGAGTAATGGCGCCGGGTTCATCACTATCGGAGCCGACGGCACGGTGAATATAAACGGGGTGACCATCAGCCCTGCCAGCCTGGTTACCACACCGAACGACGTTTTCGCCGGCCCGATCAGCCTGAAGCTGCACAAGCATTCCGGCGTCCAGCCCGGTACAGGAACCAGCGGGGTATCCGTTCCATGACCGTGCGCAAGCTCGATGCCAACGGCGACCTGGCCATGGGCCAGGAAAAGCTGCTGACCGGCTATTCAGCCGAAGAGGTGGCGCAGAACGTGCGCACCCGCCTCAAGTTCTTCCTGGGCGAGTGGTTCCTGAACACGGCGGACGGCACCGATTGGTTCGGGGGTGTGTTGGGCAAAGGGTCCCGCCTGGCTACGCGCGAATCGATCATCCGCCGGCGCATTCTGCTTACCCCTGGGTGCGTGGGCATGACGGCCTTCAGCGTCACCTCGGATGCGGTAACCCGGCAGCTGACCGTGGCTGCGACCATCACCAGCGCCTCAGGCGAGAGCGCAGACATCAACTTCGTACAGGCAATCGTCTAAATGGCTGAGATCACCGACCAGGGCATCACAGGCACGTCGCTCAACGACTACCTGGCCGACATCAATGCGCGCACGCTGGCGATTGACCCCGACTGGAACATCGACCCCGACTCTCCAGACGGCCAGCGCATCGGCATCGAGGCCGAGATGCTGGCAAACCTGGACGAGGGTATCGTGGCCGCCTACCGCGCGAAGGACCCCGACAGCGCTACGGGAGAGGCCCTGCGCAACATCGGCAAGATCTCCGGCGTGGCCATTCGCGATGCCACCTATTCGGTCGCTCCGATCACTATCACAGGCCCGGCCGGTACCGCGCTTCCGGCCAACTCGCAGATCCGAAGCAGGATCGACAACACGCTCTGGCTGACCACCGCGGCAATAGTGATCGGCGTCTCGCAGAGCGCCACCGGCTTCGCGACCTGTGTAACGCCAGGCCGTGTCCTGGCGGGTGCCGGCGAGCTCACAGTGATCGGTACGCCGTACCCTGGCTGGTCCTCGGTTACCAATGCTGCTGCTGCCCCAGGCGAAGACGCCGAGTCGGACGTTGAATTCCGCGCCCGCCGGAACAACTCGGTATCTCTGCCCGGCAGCAACATGAAGGACAACATGCAGGCAGCCGTTGCAAACGTCGCCGGCGTGACCGACGTGAAGGTCTTGGAGAACAACAGCGACGACCCGGCCGACCCTGACGGCATTCCATACACTGCCATCGCGGTCATCGTGAACGGCGGCACTGACCAGGGCATTGGCCAGGCCATGTACTCGAAGTACAACCCAGGTACCCCGATGTATCCCCGCTACAGCACCAAGACCGATACCTGGGTTGATCCGCCGGGGGCGACAGGCGTCAAGGTTCAAATCACCTCGCCATCGACGGGCAACATCGAGACCATGACTTTCCAGCGCGCAGTGGCTCTGCCTATCTACGTTTCGGTCACCGTCCAGCGCAAGGGGACCCTGCCAAGCGACATCGAGCAGCGGATCAAGGACGCCATCGTCGAGGATTCGACCAAGAAGCTGTTCTCCGGCGACCAGGTGAAGGGCTTCAATCAGGGGGGCTACGACATTGGCGAGGTAGTGCCCGTGGGGCGCCTTTACACCCCGGTCAACAAGGTGCTTGGCCAGTACGGCGACAGCTACATCACCAGCCTGACGATTGGCCTTAGCGCCGTAAGCCAGGGTGTAACGCCAATCCAGCCGGGTATCGCAGAGTTGGCCACCTTCGACCCTGACAACATCACGGTATCGGTGCCGCTATGAAAATGGACCACGTAGCGCGCGCGAAGAAGCGGATCATCAACCAGTACCGCGGCAAACAGCGGATGACGCGGTGGCTCACGCTGACGCCGACCATCGCCAACGAGAAGCTTGAACAGCCGATCAGCCAGATCTACTCGGCCTACGACGTCGATACGGTAACCGGTGAGGACTTGGATGTAATCGGCCGCATCGTCGGCGTGCCGCGGCCAATACTGCGCGGCGCGGCCTACGACGTCTTTGGCTATGCCGGGAACGACAACTACACCAACTACAACGTCGCGCCCTACATCGGCGACGGCGCGGCGGTGGATGCCCCCCCAAACAATGATCTGTACCGCAAGCTGATCAAGGCAAAGATCGCCAGAAACGTCAGCGACGGCACCAGCGACAGCATCATCAAGCTGCTCGAGGTCGTTATAGGGGTGAAGGTCACAGCCCTGAATAGCAATGGCGACAAGTCGTTCGACATCGGCATTGCCTCCGAGCTCGACAACACCACGCAGTTCCTGCTGGAAAATTTCGACCTCATCCCACGCCCCCAGGGCACCAGAGTCGGCCAAATCTACATCCTGCCGACCAACATCAGTGAGATCGAGCGAACCTCCAGCCTGATCTTCAACTATGCCAACTTTACCCTGCCTGGAGACGTTTCCTGATGGCACGAGAGGCTTTCAATACGCGCTGGGCGCAAGGCGTCGAGACCCAGGACAACGACAACACGTTCAAGGTGCCGGACAACGCGCGGCAGAACACAGGATGGGAAGGCGGACAGGACAAGGACGCTCCACGCGCTGGGCAGGAAAACTGGTGGCACAACCGGGTCGATTCTGCTCTGCAGGACCTGGAGCGCCGCGGCGTGATGGCCTATCACCCTCAGGCGGTCTATTCCGTCGGAGCGCCCTGCTACACGTCTGAAGATGGGCTGTTCTACGAGTCGATAGCGAACGCCAACACCGGCAATGCTCCTGCTAGCAGCCCGACGTACTGGCGGCTGATTGGGTCAAGCCTATATTCGTCGTTCAGCGTGGGCGAATACAAAGATGTGGCCCATAACGGCTCGCCGGATCCTGGGTGGTTGAAGTGCACTGGAGCCACGCTAAATCGTGCAGCCTACCCAAAGCTGTTCGCGGTCATTGGCACAAGTTTCAACACGGGCGGCGAATCAAGCCTCGAATTCAGGCTTCCAGACTGGCGCGGGGTGTTTCCTCGATGTCTCGATGATGGCCGAGGGATCGACACTGGGAGAGCTATGAACGGCGTTCTTCAGCCAAGCCAAAATTTGGCGCATACCCACAGCGCCTCATCTGCTGCCGCAGGCCAGCATAGTCACACCATGACATTCATGCTGGACCGAACTGTCGGGACGCCAGGTAACGCCGTGTATGGCGATGAGAACTACTACGGCACTGAGACAAAGACCACCTCACTAGCCGGCTCGCACAGTCACACGATTAGTCTGGGGTCGAGCGGCGGAACGGAAGCCAGGCCAGTCAACCTCACTCAGGTCAGATGGATTCGCTACCTATGAACCAGAAAACCGTCTACCAGTACGACCAAAACGGCTTCTACATCGGCGAGACCATTGCCGAGCGCGATCCGCAGGTGCCTGGCAACTGGCTGCTTCCAGCCGGGTGCACTGAGACGAAGCCTCCGATCTTCACCGCCGGCAAGCTGCCGAAGTGGGTCGGCTACAAGTGGAAATTGATCAGTCCATAGGTGACATATGCAACGCAAGGCCAAGAGACGCTTCACCGACAAGATGGAGCTCTTCTGCCTCGCCTATGTCGAGACCGGGAATGCCTCCGAGGCTTACCGGCGGTCCTACAACACCGCCAACATGGCCGACAAAACAGCCCAGCGGGAGGGATACAACCTCCTGCAAAACCCTCTCGTCCAAGCACGCATCGAGGAATTAAGGATCAAGGTCATGGAACGTCACGAAATCACCGTGGACACGCTCCTGGCTGAGCTGGAAGAAGCGCGCCTGCTCGGTAAGGAGACGGGAAAGGCATCAGCCATGGTCACGGCCTCGATGGGCAAGGCCAAGCTTCTCGGACTGGATAAGCAGATTGTCGAACTGACCGGCAAGGATGGCGCCCCCATTGAGACGAAGTCCACGGTCAAGGTTGATCAGGCGGCCCTTGAGTCCGTTCTGGCACGCCTATGACAGCACTCCTCGATTGGGAAGCCATGAGCATCGAGGAGAAGCAGGCCGCCAAAAGCATCAGTGAGCACTCACCACTCTCTTTCATGCGCGTGTGGTTCCAGCTGAATCAGGGCATGAAGATGCTCTGCAACTGGCACCACCGCTACATGGATCACACGGCCCTGCGGGTGCTCAGCGGCGAACTGAAGAACGTCGTGTTCAACATGCCGCCAGGCGGGACCAAGACCGAATACTGGTCGATCCACCTGCCGGCCTATGCCATGACGGTGCGGGACCGGACGCGTACGCTGAACGTCTCCTACTCAAACTCGCTGGTGGTGGAGAACTCCGGGCGTATTCGCTCAATCGTCTCAAGCCCCGAGTACCAGGAGCTCTGGCCGGTATCGATGGGCAAGGCCGACGTCGAGAACTGGTCTCTGATCGACGAGAAGGGGCGAACCCGACACCAGCTGTTCAGCCGCTCCACTGGCGGCCAGATCACCGGCTGCCGGGGCGGCTACATCTCCAGCGACTTCACCGGCTTCATCAATCTGGATGACCCGGAGAAAGCCGACAGCGCGTTCTCGGCGACGATGCGGGCCAAGGCCCAGCGGATCGTCACGAACACCCTGCGCAGCCGGCGCGCATCGCCTGATACCCCGGTTATATGCACTCAGCAGCGCCTGCACACTGACGATGTGTCAGGTTTCCTGCTCAAGGGCGGCATGGGTCTGGAATTCGCGCACATCAAGGTTCCGGCCCTGGTGACCCGCGAATACATCGCCTGCCTGCCGCCAGAGATCCGTGAGCACGCCGAGCGCGACGTGTTCAGCGGACCCTCAGTGGTGCGTGGCGGCGTCGAATACTGGTCCTACTGGCCGGCCAAAGAGTCGGTCTACGACCTGATGGCCCTATGGGACAAAGACGCCTACACCATGGTCAGCCAGTACCAGCAGGAGCCCGTGGCGCTCACGGGCGGCATGATCGACCCGGACTGGTTCAAGACCTACGAGCAGCTGCCATTCCTGGTCTGGCGTGGCGTCTACGTGGATACCGCTCAAAAAACCGGCGAGCAGCATGACTTCTCGGTATTCGCCCACTGCGGCCTAGGCGTGGACGGGAACCTCTACATCATCGAGATCGTGCGGGGTAAGTGGGACGCAGGCGACCTAGAGGCCGAGGCGCTGCGCGTTTGGGAGCGCTGGAAGCCGTGGGACCAATTCCGGCCCGCGGCCCTGCGCTACATGCGTGTCGAGGACAAGTCCAGCGGCACCGGCCTGATCCAGACCATCAGCAAGAAGGGCTCTATCCAGATCGAGCCCCAGCCGCGCGGTCCGGCCGCCAACAAGGTCACGCGCTGCATGGATGCCGTGCCATGGTTCAAGTCCGGCCGTGTGTTCGTGCCTGCGATATACGACGAGCAGGGCAAGTCCATAACACACGTCAAAGACCACCGGGGGCAGGACCTGTGCACCACTGAGTGGGTCACCACCTTCCTCACCGAGGCCGCAGCTTTCACGGCCGACGACAGCCACGACCACGATGACCAGGTCGACACCATCTTCGATGCCGTGGCCGACATGCTCATCAACGATACCAGCAGCTTCTTCTCCGGCGGCTGGATCTCCTAACACCTCGTTTCGCTTACCGCGCCCAGGCGCGCTCTACCAACTCGCCCAAAGGAAATGACATGGCTGATCAAACTCAGCGCCTTGAGATCGCGACTGTGCGCGCGGAAGTCGGCAGCAACATCGTTTACCGGTTCGCCAATGATGCCGCTGCTGCTACTCCGATCCCGACAGAGTCTGGCGACATCCCGAACCTCAAGCAGATCATTCTGGACATCCAGTTGGATGCTACTGAAAAAATCAGCATTTCCACCACGATCTATCCGACGGTTTCGGCAGGCCTTGCCGCCACCAGCGACCAAGAAATCTTCTTGGTTCAATCGGATGACGCCAACGAGATCTACACAGTCTGGAAAAACAATGCTGGAAGTGCCGTAAATACCGGTAAAAGCGCCATGTCGTCCGAGGCTATACAGCAGGCGCTCCAAGCTTCGAATGAGGCCGCTCAGGCAGCCGAAGACGCTGCTGACGTAGCAACGAACCGTACGGCAGGCTTTCTTTCTCCGTCGTTAGTCGATCCTGTTGTGCGCGACAATGGACTTCCGCTGGAACAGGGCGACCGGTACTTCAACACTGCTGATCAGCTTGAAAAAATCTACACAGCTAGTGGCTGGGCGGCTAACGATAGCATTGAGGCGATCGAGTCAATTCGAAACTCTTCCGACCCAGAAAAGGGAGGTAGAGAGGTA